TGCTGCCACCTGTTGGGAATTTCTCCGCGAGGCTTACGGCATTAAAGGCAAAATTCGCGGCATCACCAAAGAGTTGCGCATGTAACGTTGATTTAACGTTGTGCTTTTCAATCTCAAGGGCTTGTTGGCTCAATGATTGCTCGGTATCAAGGTTCGTTTGCTTACGCCCACCGATGGTTAATGTCTCGCGCTGAATGGCGTTAAAGCTTGGTGAGTCAAATGCCACGCCCCGCGTTGCCAATTGCGCTGCTTGTCGGCTCAACATCTTGTCGGTAAGCTCTAAGTTTTGCATTGTCTTTTGTTGGTATTGCAATGCAATTAATTTTGATTGCTGATTGATAGCCGATAGATTCGCTTGCTCGGCTTCCTTCTCCGCACTCATTTTGCCAATGGTTGCCCCGGCTGCAATCGCTGCCAACGATACCGCTGCTGCTGTCTCTAATCCCATAATGACCCCTATATGACTGCCATATCTATCTCATATCCTATCGACAATATTTGTAAATCGAAAGGTGAGGATTGTGTAATCACAATTGCCTCATCATCAAACCTTGAATATCCAGAAACCGGTGAGAAAATTGCCGTGTCGGTCTTTGGTACTAATGGCAACCCTAATTGAATCTCGTGGAAATTCTGGTACTGCACAAGCTTACCATTAATAAAAAAGTTGAGGGATAGGTAATAATCAATGTATATCCGGCTAATTTGTTTCTCGAATGGCGCACTGGTCGCACTAAAGAACGGGTACATCGGCTTTATCTCAACGTCATATAACAAGCCAACTTGTACTTGCCCTGTGATCATTTCAGGGTTCGTTACTTCAATGCTTCCCCCTTCAACCAAGTATTGGCCAAAGTCTTGATTTTGATACACGACTTGCACGACATAACCATCAAGCCTATCAAGATGTTCAACAGTTCCATCGGCTGCCATTAAATAGTTTTCGGCACTATCTACATATACGCCCGTCTCGAATCGTTCTATGGTGAACTGTTGCGTGAGGTTGTAATATTTCAAAATGTAAACGTGGTTATCGACCGTGCAAATATCAATCAACTGCACATCGTTCTTGAAGACAACAGGCGTTAAGGCTGCTAATTTAATCTCACTCGCAAACTGAAACGCTGTGATGGTGTCGTCCGCGTCATTCAAAAGATAAATGAAGTTATCTTGTGACACATCTGTACCACGTAATAATGCCCGGCTGATAGGATTCTTCATCAAATGCTGGCTTTGTGGCGCAATGTTAGTGGACTGATAGGCCAAGCCAACGCCTGTAAAGTGAAAGTTAATCGCAGCCTTACCGGTTTTCTGCACAAAGTACGAATCGTTTAAATAGGTTTGGGGCTTTAATGTCGTTGACGAACCGTAAGACGATTGTTGTCTGATAGAAAAGGTACTCGGTGTGAGTCCAATGTCTTCATTTTGAGGACATGCAAACTCGAAGTTAGTAGTGTAAATTTCAAGCTGCTTGCCACCGTTAAGCCAAAGAATTGCGCCCGAATTTGTTTGACCAATAGTGTAAATGATTGCATCAGTATCTTTACCTGTTCCAACGTCAAAGGATATGGGTTGATTAAGCTTAGAACCAAATACAGTGTTAGGCAATAGTGCTGTATTCCCGAACCATAAACGGTTTTGAAAGTATAAAACCTTTGATGGATATCCAAGCCCATAAGGGTTGCCCAATGTATTGACCCATGCCGGTTGTCGAATCGCATATTGTGATCCCGCTGTTGCATAACCTGATGTTTGAAAAGCAATCTGAATCAATGCCGTAAACGTAACGTTTAGGCTGCTTTGGCTCACGGTCTTAATAATCGCATAGCCCACGGGCGCAAGCTCACTTGTACCACCACCCACAATTTCACCACCAACCCATGCGTTTGTGTAAAGGCTTCCGGCTGGCAATCCTGAAAACGTAATGGTTAGGGTTGACCCTGAAACACTAAGGGAAACCGTAGTTCCGTTATAATTTATCTGGTTAAAGTCATAAGACGGTAACGGGTAAATATCTAGGTATTGAAAGGCAAATGTTATCGGACTGTAACTACTAATATAGATTCGACCGGGGGGGTAATTGGGTGAGGTTAAAATCAGCGTGTCATTATCTTGCGAGTAATCAATATCGAATAAATCCGCAGCCGTATAATCCACAGGTATAGCTTGCACCAAACTAACTGTTTCATCGTCGTAAACGACTTGCGCCCCGGTGTACGTGACAACGTAGTTGCCATGATAATCGACAACCGGAGTTTCCGGCGATGGTACTGTGAAGACATAAAAGAATTTATCCGCGCCTAATACAATGTAATGTCTGCCGTCTTTGTCCACGAATTCATACATGGTCGAATTAAATACAGCCTCACCAGTTGCAAGGTAACGAAAGGTTGTACCTTTGCGTTTGCGTGCAAGTCCAGTTGTTCCAATTTCGGTGTTTAAAAGACTTTGTGCCGCGGTGAGATATGATTCTACGTCGGTACGCTTCCATGTTATTTCGTCTGCTTCACCGGCGGTGAAACTTGTAATTCTCACCATCTTTGACATTTGACGCACCACCCTTGAAATTTATTGATTTAATGATAACATAGTGACGGGTATAGCTCGACGGAGCGAAAAAGAAACTCATCATTTCTCTGACCCATTTTATCTATGATGCTATCACATTGATGGAGTGATTCAATGACCGTTATTAAAACTTGTAAAATTCATGGCGATTTGACTATAGAGCAAGTTTATAAAAATAAACCAGCGAAAGAATCTCATAATATTTTTTATAGATGCAAACAATGTCGGAATAGACCCGAACAACAAGCTAAAACTCGTGCATATTATTCAAAAAATAAAGAACATATTTGCGCTCAACATAGAGAATATTACAAGAACCCAGAAGTAAAAGAACGATATAGAGAGAGAAAGCGCATTGAGCGAGAAGATAGAAAATTACGTAATTATGAAATGACGCTAGAACAGTATAACGAAAAACTCAAAGAACAAAATTATGTTTGTGAAATCTGCAAGAAACCAGAAATTTCATATGATAAAAGACATGCAAAAATGAGAAAATTATCTATTGATCATTGTCACAAAACTTTAAAAAATCGTGGTTTATTATGCAACAAATGCAATCTTAGTTTAGGTAGAATGGATGAAAACATAGAATCATTGACTGCAATGATTAATTATATAATTAAATACAGATAAATCTGTATAAATTTAGACAAAAGTGATTCTATTGAATTCATTATATGGGGTGGAAGTCACCGAACGCTCCATGTCGTCCTGTGTAATTGCCTTGGCGATCATTTTTTCATACTCACGTTCTAAATATGTCGTTAACTGGACATTATTGGTTAGGGTCGGGCAAAGTTTCGCTGCTGCATACAAAACCAATGCTCTAGCAAACAATGGTGTATAAACCTCTGGCACTGCCTGATTCACAATATAGTAATAGCCTACTGGCTTCACTTGTGCAAGTAAGTACCCATCGGCAAATTCATAAATAGGCCACTGCGAACCTGTCGCTTGCCATTTGAAAAAATGCCCAAAGTCTCCGGGTAACTGGTAAGTATAGTTATAGTCCGGTGAGAAATTAAACGTTAAGGGCGTGTTGTCAAAAATGTATTTAACAAGAAATGTCCAGTTATAGACTAGGTACAATTCCGGTTCTAATTCATAAATTTTCGCACTCGCTTGTTGCGCGTCCGGGCTTTCATCAATTGAGGCGACCGAGAGCCGCCCCAATTCTGAAAGTGTACGATTTACCAACTGTAAATGCGTAGGCATCTAAGGTTAGCTCCACACAGTTGCGGCAATTAAGTAATAAACCACACCATCAATTGTCATGGCTATTTTCTTAATTGTGCCACTTGGAGTTGCTGCACCTGCTGTGATATATGTACCAGCATCACCAGCTAATTCGAACAATGAACTTGCTTTACCATAAAGGTAAATCATTGAGTTTAATGTCAAGCTAGCAATAGTGTTTGTACCCGCGAACATGCGAGCACCAGCCACGCTAGTGAATGTGCCACCAGATGCGCCCATGTCTGCCCAAACACCCGCGATTTGGCCAGCGTTCAATGTTGATGCTGATAAATCAAATTGTCCAAACAATGCCGCATTCCATGAACTTCCGGAAAGCGTACCTGTCGGAATTAATTTACCTTGAACACCATATAAGAAACCGCCACTAGCCCCTACATAATCAACTTCACCGCGAACACCGACCAAGTTACCACTTGTCATTACTGTTGCAGTTTCAATCATTTGTCCTCTAATCGCCCGAATTGTTCCGGGAGTAGCTGACGATGTTGTAACCGATACCAATTGTGGTATTACTTCGGTGACAGCACTTAATGACCAAACGCCAGTTGTATAAGTCACAACGAATTGACCTAATACTGATGCTTCGCCTACATTTAATGGAAAGACTGATGTATCATTATAATTGATATATAAAATATCATTTAATTTAACCAATCCTGCTTCACCTAAATCGGTTACATAACCGGATGTTTCGATTGTTCCCAAACTATCGGCAGTACTTGCAACATAAATGTTTGGTGCGGTACTGATATTGCCCTCGGTAATAAGCGCAAGAGTTTCAAAATTAGACATGATTCACTCCTTATGCGTTAGCAACGTATGGGTTGTTGGTTTCAATCAACGCAATACCGTTGTACTGAATAACGTTTGCACCAGAAGTCAAGACGGTCAATAATTCCCATCTGTCATTTTGTGGCACCCATGTGATACTCGTTGAAACGTCACGGTTGAAAATCTGTACCATTGAATCCATGTGTACTAAAGGAGTCAAATAGGTATCAGTACCCATTGAAGACGTAAACGGAATGGTGTTGATACCGTTAGCACCTAGTGTGCGAATGTCCACACCTAAGTAACTAGACAATCTGTTATCAACCAATGGACGAACATCGTTATAAAATATGTTTACGACGCGATCATCATTCAACATTGATTGTTTAGTGATTGCTGGTAGCCATAATGAACATGAGTGTTCCATCACGTTCACACCTTGGTTTTCAAGGTAAGACAATGCTTGTGCAAGTTTGCCTTCGTTCATACCAGTATTTACACCGACAGTTGCTTCGACTGTGAAAATGGTATTGAAACCGGCAGACGTGTACAGGGCATTAATCTTAATGTAATCCACCATACGTGCTGCTGCTAATGCGTGTAACTTTGCATGGTCAACAATCTTGTCGTAAGCGAAAAGAGTCTTTTCACCACCGCCAATAACTGTTTTGAGTGCATAGTTATAAGGAATAATCATTACGTTAGTTGAATCCACGGGTGTTACAGGAATATCAACAGGCGCGTAAGTTTGGTTTTGCATTTCGATGATATCAGACACAGGAACGTTAGTGGCTTCACCAGTTGTTCCGTGACGTTCTTCAATCGTATCTGCTAAGTACTGGCTATTTTGGTAACGAATTGTTACCTCGGTGTCGAATAGCTGCGACGCGGTTGCTAAATCAATTTGATCAGCCATGATTGCGTACCTCAATATTATAAACAAATACACGCTGTAAGGCGTGTGCCTATCAATAACTATTGGGTTACGGGTAGCCCGGCCAATATTATGTTTGATCGCAAGACGAAAGGTTGCCTTGTAGGGCTTCCATCAAGAGATACTGTATATTATGTGCTTTAACTTTGTTTTGTCAAATCAGGTATTAGTAATTGCGAATAAACGGTATCATCCACTCACGCACGCGCGACCAAAACACATCCATCGGTGTATCAGCATTAATTGTCATGTCGCCCAAACGTTCAACGCCTTTAAACACAATCAGTGAATACGAGTGGGTTGACTGTTGAGGCTTCATATCAAACTTAAACATCGGGTACATGCTGCGAAGCTCTGCTTTAATCTCTGCAATTGGTGCGAGGTTCATGTTTACCCTTGGCTGATTGAAATCTTCACGCCATACAAACTGTAAATGCGTGGGATGGATGTTGACACCAGATATTTGTTTTTGAGGAATTGATCGGACTGGTGAAGCTCTTGCATTAAGTCGTCATACTCTTGACGAGTAACCACAATTTCCTCATGGTTACTTATCTTTGAGACTTTCTTAATTAAGGCCATCATGCTGCCGTTGCTTTCGTCCATCATTCACCCGCATGTGCCAAGCGTGCACTTAATGCAACGTATTTCTTTTGCGCTTCAACACGTGCCTTACCCCGTGACTTCATCATCAAATCACGTGCCTTGTGAACGTCATCATGTGTTACGTCATTGTACGTGCCAGTTGATACTTTGTTACTGCCGGGTACAGACGAATTCAACATCTTTGTGCGTTGGTCGAGCAGTTGAGCGCGTAAATCTTTATCCTTAATTGCCTCTTTCAACATCTTTTCTGCAACCTTGTCGGGATAGGTCTTGTTCAGAAAGTCTTGCAACAGGTTTAAATTATCTGCACCCATATCTTTTTTGGCGTTCTCAAAGTCTTGAAGCTTGGCTTGTACCGTTTCGGTTTGCTTTTTAGCAAGCCTCTCAAACTGTGCTTGAGTCAATCCGCTTTCTTTGGCTGCTGCTTTAAGCTGGGCGACATCATTGTCGTGCAGTGCCAAATCTGCCGGTGTCTGATATTCATCAGGAACCTTTGTTGATTCCTCAACACGTTTTTTAAGGTCTTCATTCTCTTGAAATACTCTTGCTGAACTATTGTAACCAGCCTCAAGTTCTTCAACAGTCTTGAATTTACCAGCATACAATACGGGTGGTGTAGTGGGTGTCGTTGTATTATCAGTCATTGTTTGCCTCTGGTGTAAGTTGTTTATTAATAGCTGCTTGAACTTTCTCAAGGTTGGCTTTTATTCCACGTAACACGGAACGTCTACCATCATAGAACGCCAGCACTTCACCGGTCATTAATTCCTCTGTAGGTTCTTCCCAAAACATTTCGTTCATCATCGTTTTAAGGCACTCGCTACCTATCTCGCTGGAGAATAGCTTGTACAACTTGAACTCTTCCGGTGAAATTATCTTTGCGTCCAGCAATTCATCAATCAAATTGTTACCCCTTCGTATTTTTTAACAGCTCTATATATGGCTTGCCTTGACACATTAAACATCTTGGCAATATTAGTAACTTTCTCTTTTCCATATAATTCTTTTATGGTCTTTATATCCTTAGTAAATATTTTTGTTTCGGTATTATTATCTCTTGTCATTAATGCTTTGCGACCTTTAGAAACCATATCTTGCATATTATCTTTATGAGTACCTAAAAATAAATGATCTGGATTAACACATTTAGGGTTATCACACCTATGACAAACACAGAATCCTTTAGGAATTGAATGATTATAAAGTTCAAATGAATATCTATGAGCTAATATATTTTTATTATCACAATAAAACATTCCATAACCGTCTTCATGCAAAGCTGCATTCCATTCCCAACAGTCACTTTCGAGTTTGGTAAATTTATTTTCAAATGTCTTGGAGCTATTTGTCATATAGTTACGCCTTTATCAGCGGGAAACGATACAGGGGCTGCTGTCGTGCTCGGTTGCGCACCTGTGACCGCTTGTTGCTGCGCGTTAGCTGCTGCCAACGTTTCCTTAATCTTATCGTCTGATGCTGAAAGTTTAGCCGGTAGGTTCAATTTATCCATAATGAAACGGTTAGTCTCAAAGATATCCATTGTCACCATCGGTGCGCTTTGGCCAAAGAACTGTTGTTTCGTTTGAAGCGCGGTAATAAGATGGTTTAAATCTGATTGATTTTGAAGGTCAAACAATGGTGATTGAAACGCAAACTTTAACTGTCGTGGGTCAAACCCTGGTATTACTTCTTTTGGTTTTAGCAACAGTCCACGCCCGTTTAGAATTTTCGCGGCCACTTCAAATATTTGCCTTGGCAATTCGTTTATCAATCGTGATATGTCTGTGCTGGCTGTTCGCTGCGCTCTGTTCTCACGAATCGAAATTTCAGTCGCAGAACGAACCGGAGTTTGTATTTCTCCAAGTGGATCTACCATAAACGCCTTTTGAATAACCTCTTGCATGTGTGTCGTTTGCTGAAACACATCAGGGTATTCGGGCATCTGCAATGCCTCTAATGGATTACGGCCATTCGGCTGACGCGCAATCATTGCACCTGCCCATTGCCGAACTGAATAGGGGTTAAAGTAACTGCCCGCGTCATAAAACATCGGTGGGTTAGCTTTGAACGCCATGTTCTTGCGTGAGTATTCAACGATACGATTCAAGTCAATAATGGTGGGCATCATATCAATACCAACGCCCCGCCCTTCGGCCTCGCCCGGTCTTACCCGGTCACGGTAAACAATGATTTGTCGATAGTCACTGTATCTATCCCACAACACAGTAAACGGATCGTCATCGAGTACAGCATAAATATAATATTCATTTTCGCCAACTTCCACTTGTCCATAGTTCACAGAATAAGTATCGTTTGGATTGTCCTTGAGGTTGTTGAATTGGTTGCCCGTGTAATCAGGAAACGTATCAAGAACCGCACGGCCTGTCATTTTGGCCACGTACCAACAGTTTCGTATAAGGTCATCGTTGCAATACTCAATATACAAAGCAACAGCGGGTATACTACGAAAATAGAGAGGTACGTCATCCGATGGCGATTCAACCCAAATGACACCAGTACCACCCACCAAATCCAGATTACTAGAACCCACAACGCGAGCAAGGTTGGACTCGTTAAGATAAAACATAAGTCTTTCATTTACTTTATCCAATATGATTTGACCTTTGT